TCAGGAGGAAGAAGAAAAACATCCGTTGGACGACATTGAACACGTCCGATTAGAAAATATTGGGATTCCGACAGACCGTGACAAAGAATTGATCATGCGTCTGTCAACCCACCAACTCACAGAGCTTGAAATCTGTGCCGTGTTGGATATCTCTCGTTCAGCCTATGACGCCAGTCTCGTGATGCAAGCCGCCTACCAGCGTGGGCAGCAGATGGGAAAAGCCTCCCTCCGCAGAATGCAGTGGAGAACCGCACCGAAGAGTGCGATCATGCAAATCTGGTTAGGGAAGCAAGTACTCGGGCAGACTGACAAACTTGAAACGACACGAGATGATGGGAGCAAAGATGCGGCAAGACAGGCATTCGAAGATAAACTCAAGAGTATCATTGACGTTACACCAACGGGATCTGCTCATGCAGACGTTAACCCCGGAGGAAGCGGAGGTCGCGAGTTATTGCTGGAAACTGTGGGCGAGGGACAACCAAATCGCACCGACGAAAGACCAGTGGTGGAACCTCGAAACTACCCAGCAATTAGTTAGAGAATGGTACGCAGACGAAGAAAATAAAGGCAAGCACTTCACAGAATCATGGCGCACATGGCTGCTTCTGGCGGGTCGTGGAAACGGCAAGACGCGAAGTGGTGCGGAGTGGATTCGGGAACAGCAAGAGGCGGGAGCCATGCGAATGGCACTGGTGGCACCAACTGCTGCCGATGTGCGGGATGTTATGGTTGAGGGTGAATCAGGCATCCTCGCGAAGTGCCCACCCTGGAATATGCCGACCTACATCAGTTCGAAACGGAAAGTGGAATGGCCCAACGGGGCGGTTGCCATGATGTACTCGGCTGAAGAGTCGAAGCGTCTCCGGGGACCACAGCATGAGAAGGCGTGGTGCGATGAGTTAACGTCATGGAATGATCTCGGGACGTGGGACATGCTCATGCTCGGTCTGAGGTTAGGCAAACAGCCTCAAGTGTTCGTGACGACCACCAGCAGCATCGGGCATCGGTTGCTCAAGACGATTATTAAAGATCCGTATACGGTTCGAACCAAAGGGCACACGTTCGAGAATAAAGAGAATTTGTCCCCGCAGTTTATTCAGCACATTAAAAAGATTTATGAAGGGACCCGATTAGGGAAACAAGAGCTTGAGGGTGAATATCTTGACGAAGGGACCGGAGTCCTGTGGAACGAGGAAAACATCGTTCATATCAAGGCATCCTCAAAAGATATCAATCGAGTCGTCGTCTCAATCGATCCGAGCATTACCACCACAGCAGAAGGCGCAGAGACTGGACTCGTGGTCTGCGGACGGGATGACGATCTGAATGGGTACGTGATGGCGGATCACTCTGGACACTACAGTCCAGCAGGATGGGCGCAACGGGCGATCGACTTGTTCAAAACCTACAAGGCCAACTACATCGTGGCCGAAACGAACAACGGCGGTGATATGATCATCGCGACCATACAGAACCTTGATCCCACCATTCCGTGTAAGAAAGTGGTGGCAACACGAGGGAAACGGACAAGGGCCGAACCGGTCAGCATGCTCTACGAGCAAGGTCGGATCTTCCATGTTGGGACTTTTCACAAACTTGAAGAACAGATGATTGACTTCAACCCCGATGATCTGAAAATCTCGAATGACCGTGTGGATGCGATGGTCTGGGGATTCACCGAATTGATTATTGAACATTCAAATGTTAGGATTCGTCATCTATGAACATGATTACCGCAGGGTTCAAAGAAGCCCTGGCAACGCTCAAATCGATTCCGACAGTGTTCAGACAGTCGGACCAGGAGTTTTGGACAGGTGGAGGGCGAATCAACCGCATCACAGGTGGCATGGGAGGCCAAGCGACCAACGAAGAAGTCTACAGCACTCACGTGTGGGTGTACGCCGCGATTAACTCCATCAGTCGAAATATCGCCGGAGTGCCGTTCGTGTTTCAAACGAAACAAGGGGTCGTGCGAGAGGACAGCAAACTCGCGAATTTCTTCGAGAAGCCGAATGCCCAGCAGGGCTTCGGGCAATTCATGGAAGATCTGATCTCCTGGCTCCATCTCAACGGAGATGTGATTCTGGTGATGCGACGAAAAGATGAGAACAGTATACCCGATGAGATGGTTGCCATTGACGCCACACCATTTAACCCCGTTCTGAACAAGAATGGGACACTAGCTGGGTGGTTGATGGATAACCCCGAAGGGGGGAAGAAAATCCCATTCAGGAAACACGAAATCATTTTCATCAAGTTCTGGAACCCGAATGACGAATGGAGGGGGTTAAGCCCGATCCAAGCAGCACGAGCAGGGATTCGACAAGATTTCTTGGCTGACACATTCAATTCGAGTTTCTTCTCGAACAGCGGGGCACCATCTGGTGTCATTGAGATTGAACAGAACCTGACTGACCCAGAATTCGAACGAGTGGTCAAGCAGTACGATGACAAACATGGACAGCTTGGGCAAGCCCATAAGATGCTGATCCTTGAAGGTGGAGCGAAATTCAAGCCGACTGTGTTTACACAGAAGGATATGGAGTTCCTCAACCAAAAGAAATGGAATCGGGACTCGACGCTGGCAGCGTTCGGCGTTCCGAAGATGGAAGTCGGCATTATCGAAGAAGGTGCGAACCTCGCCGTTATCAAAATGCAGTCTCGTGAATTCTGGTTGAAGAACCTGATTCCGAAGATGGATTTGATTGAGTGGCACCTGTGGGCACAATTGTTCTCGAAGATCAATGGTGGCCGTGTCTGGGCCGAATTCGATACCAGTGCGATCGATGCACTACAAGATGAATTTCACGAAAAAGTTAAAACGGGCCGATCACTGTGGGAAATGGGGTATACCTCCAACCAAATCAACAAACGCTTGAATTTGGGACTCCCAGAGAACGGTTGGCAGAATACAGCCTTCAAACCTGTACAGGTTGAGGTTGTCGCCGTTGACTCGGATGGAACACCGATTCCGCCGAACCAAGAGAATCCGGGGGCTGATCCACTTAGGAAGCCTGCAACTGGTACTGATACCAAACCCAACGAGGGACAGGCAGTCAAGCCCGAACCAACCCCCGCAGCTACCCCTGCTTTCGCCGCGACAGCAGATCCAGGGAACAAAGCGGCTATTGCCCTACTGTCAACAAAGCTCCAACGCTTTTTCTTTAAACAGCGGAGCCGACAGCTTAAAGCGTTAGAAACGTCGAAAAGTCATGTCCTGAACAACGAAAGTGAGCAACACGCACTAACGGACTATCTCGCAGAGAGAGTAATCACAACCGATTGCAAAGAGCTACAACAGATGGTTCACAATGAGATGCTCGTGTGTCTCATTAAGAACTTTTCATCAACAGAGTCTACAATGCAGGAAGTAAAGAGATTATACAACAAAATCGATAAAGCGATGCCAATGTTAGCTGAAGCGTTGTTGAGCAGGAATTAGGGGGGTAACTCTACAAACGACATTTCGTGTAGTGAATAGAATCAACAGGTTAGCAATTGTTAACCTCCAAAACTATATACAAGAAAGTGTAGTGTGTAGAGTGTACTTTATTATTTTATTATTTTATTATTTTGATCTATATGTACCGTTTTGATCATAATAATAAAAAACATGCCTGAGAAGTGAGTCTACACACTACAAATCACTATAGGCAAAATGGAGGAAGCATGAAAACCGTTGTACGGTCTGTCTGGACACCTGTTATCAAACACATTGATACGATGAACCGGACCATTAAGTTCGTCGGCACCAAAGAGACAGAAGATCGAACAGGCGACATTATTGAGGTCGCCGGATGGGAACTGGATAATTTCATCAAAAACCCGGTTTTTCTGTGGGATCACGATCCGAGTGGCACACCCATCGGAAGAGTGAAACAAATCGTCAGAGAGGCAACCTCGTTAGTATTTGACGTAGAATTTGCGCCGAAGGAGGTCAGCGAGAAGGCCGATCAGATCTTTAAGCTGTTTGAAGCGGGATTCCTTAAGGCCGTATCCGTAGGGTTTATCCCGAAAGCATTCGAGCCAATTATGACGAAAGACGGAGATATGTCCGGTCTCAGGTTCACCAAGCAAGAATTGTTAGAGTTGAGTGCGGTATCTATCCCGGCTCACCAAGATGCCCTGGCAGCAGGGATTCACGGAAAACAGCAAGTCGCAGACTACTACAAGGCAATGGAGGCATTGGCGAAGAGTGAGGAAGCGGCAGTGAGTGAGAAGGGGATTCAGACCATCCAACAATTTACCAAATCTGCCTTGGAGAAGATTGAAGCCGAGGCCAACCATGAGGACAATGAAATGACTAAAGAACAAGGTGATGCCCTTCAAAAAGAAGTGGCCGAACTGAAAGAACAAGTTTTAGGGTTAGTGTCGTTACAAGAGACAGTGGAACTCTCGAAAGCGGCAATGACCACGCTCAACACTCTGTTCGCAGAGAAGTTGAGTAAGGGTGCAGAAGCTCCTGAATCAAAATCTGGGTCCAGCTTGGAGGGTGAACAACCTACTCCCGCTTCTGACTCAGCTACTTTGACTTCGGCGTTGACGGCACTGTTATCGAAAGTGCAAAAAGGATCGCAAGCTAATTTTACAACTGAAGGAGATAAGTAAGATGGATGTGAAGATGTTAGAAAAGTTGGATGAGATTTCCGTCGCAATCGAAAAACGATTAGCTGACGGAGAAAAAGTATCGAAGGACTCAGAAGGCAAAGTGACTCTTCTGGAAGATCAATTGAAGGCTGTCGAAGCCAAATATGTCGAACTCGAAAAGAGCATCGCAGACCGAGCCTGGGCCAATGTCCCTGGCGTTGACGAAGGGAAAGACAAAGACAAGTTTAGTTTGATTAAAACCATCAACGCGATCACCACGAAGTCCTGGAAAAATGCCGGGTATGAAAAAGAAGTGATCGATGCAGCTATGGCTAAAGGCCAGAGTGCTGGTACGGATTCGGCTGGTGGGTACTTGATTCCTACACAAGCCATTCAAAGTGTCATTGAGGTTCTCCGCAACAACCTCGTGGTTTCCCAATTGGGTGCGACCATGATGAATGACCTCACAGGGATTCCTGTTGAGATTCCGAAGCAGACGAGCAAATCGAGTGCGTTCTGGGTTGATGAAGATGCGACGATCCAGGATAGCCAAATTGGCCTCGGTCAGATTTCTCTGAACCCTAAAGGTCTCGCGGCTATGGTGAAATTGAGCAATCGACTGTTGGCCCTGTCACAGCCCTCCGCCGAAGCCCTCGTTCGGAACGACATGGCTATGCAGATGGCCGAAGCCCTTGACCTCGCTGCGCTTCGCGGTACAGGTGTGGCTGGACAGCCTTTGGGTGTCGCGAATACTCCTGGGATTTCGACAGTGGACTTCGCCGCAACGACAGCCGTTGCTGGGTATCACTCGAATCCAGGTTGGGAACAAATGTATGATATGGAAGGGAAGTTGGCTGACCTGAATGCCCTTCGGGGTAATGTTGGTTTTGCCATGCACCCGAACTTCAAAC